AGAAGATACAAAACCGGCAGAAGAGGAAACTCAAAGCCGTGCTAAGCCGGCGTCAAATGTGGTCGCACCAGCGACACGCAGTGTAGCGCCATCCAAGATTAAGTTGACGAAAACTCAAGTAGCTATTGCCAAACGGTTGGGAGTCCCCCTTGATCTATACGCCAAAAAGGTTGCTGAACAAATGAACGGAGCACAATAATGGAACAAAATCGTAAACCACGTAGTATTGAAACTCGTGTACAGGCAGAGCGGCCCAAGCAGTGGCAGCAGCCTGAGCTGTTACCTGAACCAGATAAACAGCCCGGTTTTTCTTATCGTTGGGTCCGTGTTGCTACTAACAATCAAGCAGATCCTCGTAATCTTTCCGCTAAACTGCGTGAAGGTTGGGAGCCAGTCAAGATTGAAGAGCAGCCACAGTTTCAACTGCTAGTTGATCCTAATAGTCGTTTTAAAGACAATATTGAGATCGGCGGGTTATTGCTTTGCAAAACTCCAACTGAATTCGTAGAACAGCGTAATGACTATTACGCCAGACAAAGCGATGCTCAGTCAGAGGCTGTAGACAATAATTTAATGCGTCAAAGCGACCCACGGATGCCTATCTTCTCGGAGAAAAAATCCACAAGCAGCTTTGGCAAAGGTAGTTAATTTTAACCAATCAAGGAGATTTAAATGGCTTATCCAACCGTTTCTGCTCCCTACGGCTTACAACCTGTTAACCGTATTGACTTTATGCCATATGCTGGCGCAACACGTCAATTACCGATTGCTAGTACTTATAACACTGCAATCTACAACGGTGACATCGTTTTAGTCTCAGGTGGCACAATTAAAAAATCTGGTGTAACAACCGATTCCACAACTGATAAAGCAAATAACGCAACTTATGGTGTGTTTATGGGCGTTCAGTACGTTAATACCCAAGGTCAAACAGTTCAAGCTCAATATTACCCAGGTAATGCTGCCGCTTCTTCTGCAATAGCCTATGTTGTTGACGATGCAGCAGCAGCATTTAAAGTAGCAATTACTTTTTCTGGTAACACTACTGTGACTACAGCTAACGCATCTGTCGTTGGTACAAACTTGCAAATCCGTCAGGGTACAGGTTCTGCTACTACTGGTGATTCAGCAGTTTCAGTTATTGCTCCTACCGCTGGTACTGGCAATGCTGCAGCTCTTCCAGTTCGTGTAGTTGCAGTTGTTCCAGAAACAGCTACAAGCCTAACAGCCTTTACAGAAGTTATTGTAAAGTTAAATAACCCACAAATCTTGCTAGCTGCTGGCAACGATTACGTATAAGGAGCTATAAATGGCTATTTCACGTGCACAGCTCCTAAAAGAGCTTTTACCCGGCCTGAACGCATTGTTTGGTCTTGAATATGCTCGCTACGGCGAAGAGCATAAAGAGATCTACGAAACAGAAACCTCTGAGCGTTCTTTTGAAGAAGAAACAAAGTTGTCAGGTTTCTCTGCTGCTCCTGTTAAGAACGAAGGCTCTGCCATCGCTTATGACAATGCGCAAGAAGCATGGACAGCTCGCTACAACCACGAAACAATCGCTTTGGGCTTCAGCTTAACTGAAGAAGCTATCGAAGATAACTTGTATGACTCGTTATCCGCTCGTTACACCAAAGGTTTGGCTCGTGCTATGGCGTACACCAAGCAGGTTAAAGCTGCTGCTGTATTGAACAACGGTTTCACCACTGGCTACAACGGTGGCGACGGCGTTCCACTCTTCAGCGCAAATCACCCACTGGTATCTGGTGGCACCAACAGCAACGTTCCATCTACTGCTGCTGACTTGAATGAGACTTCTTTGGAAGCCGCTGTAATTCAAATCGCTGCTTGGACTGACGAACGTGGTCTGCTGATCGCTGCTAAACCTAAGAAGTTGGTTGTTCCTCCTGCACTCCAGTTCGTTGCAACCCGTTTGCTCGAAACTGAATTGCGTGTTGGTACAAACGACAACGACATCAACGCTATCAAGAACAACGGTTCTGTCGCAGAAGGTTACACAATTAACCACTTCTTGACCGACACCAATGCTTGGTTCCTCACCACTGACGTTCCAAACGGTATGAAGCACTTTGTTCGTACTCCTTTGAGCAACAGCATGGATGGTGACTTCGACACTGGTAACGTTCGTTACAAGTCTCGTGAGCGTTACAGCTTCGGCTGGTCTGATCCACTCGGTATGTATGGTTCAGCAGGTGCTTAAGTAACACCCCCCCCCAAGCGGTTTCGACTTCTTGGTGCAGGCCCCGCTCAAAAGGCGGGGCTTTGCTTTTCTTGGTAGTGATGAATACGGTGGCAGTTAGCGCATAAAACTACGCACTTTTTAATTTCTTCCCGTACTTTCTTGGATTGCCCGTTTGACACAAGGCGATGAATATTACCATCTTTCTGTGTGGGGTCTGTGTGGTGAAAATCCAACGCCGCAATATGGTCAAATCCGCATTTTGTACATTTAAGTGTGGATTTAAATGCACGCCACTCTGATTTAAATACCTTTTTTACGTCTTGGGTTTTTTTAATAACCGCTGCTCGGTTATTCTCATAGTGCTTGCGGCTCTGTGTTTTGTGGTAGGCCTTGCGAACCTCGGGGTCTTTATAGGGCATAAGTTTTAATTGGCTCGTGGCTTTTTAGGTCTACGTTGCATGCCCACTTAACTGCTTCTTCAGCGGATAACTCCATCCGTAGGCATACTTCTGCCGCCATTGCCCCACTGCCAATAGCCATAAATGTCTTTGCTCTTTCCCATTCTAAGTCATCCCCACAATAGAAAAGCCCATCTTTGGTTAATTTTAGAAATGAGCTGTCGGACTTTAGCTTGGGTTTTGTTTTGGTTTTCTTGTTTAGGTAGTCCACTACCTTTTCGCAATCGCACCAATTGCCAGCAACACCTAACCAACCACCATCAATTGAGACAACTTTTTCGTCAAAATACTTAATCCCGGTATCGTCATCGGAAAATTGGCTATCCGCAACCAATACTTTCCTCCTCCAGTCGCCCACAATCGTAGTCATTTTTACCCCTAATAAAAAAGTGCAATAACCCCAGCTACGTAAAATAACACAGCCACAGCCTCAACTAAGAACAAAGGTGTATCTTTTTGTGCCCATCCTGCCCAAGTCCACAGGGCGCTACCAATCAAACCGAGGATAATATTGGCGGGGTAAATGTTGAAACTTGTCAAACAAATGCCAGTCAAGCATAACAAAGTCCCTAGCCACTTTACGCATTTCATCAAACCCCCGAATTTGGTCTGGGTACTTGTTACCGGGCGCCCAGTCGCCCCCATCTAGTTATTTTACCAAAATACTTGCATTTCTCAGTAAAAGTAGTAATATCGTATAAACCGGGAAAACCGGCTTATCAAACTGTCCCGGCAGACAGCATATTGATTGATAAGCTAATCTTATATGCAAGGACAATTTATCATGGCATTAGCAACTACCTCAGCCGTATGGCGCTCAACAGGTGGCGACCAAACCCGTACAGCCGCAGCTGGCTCAATGGTTATGGCAGCACCTTTCTATATTGCAAACACTGCAGCTACATCTAACGTAGTCGTTTCTTCGGCTACTAACGCCCCCGCTTTAATTCTTCCAGCTGGTGCAGTTGTTACTGAAGTTATTGTGTCTGTTGCCCCAGGCGGTAACTGCGCAGCTAACATAGGGTTTACCCCACTAATTGGCGTTGGTCCAGGACAAACAACTACCCTCGGAACAAACGTTCCTCAAGGTTTCGTTGCCGCTGGTAACGTAGCCGCTCGTACAGTATTTACCGTTGCTAGTGCAACTGGTGGCGCTCGTTTAGGTTTGGCTGCTAACGCAACTAACTTAGTTGTTGTTACTTCTGCTCAAGGTTCTGCTGGTGCTAACGCAGGTGCGGTTACGGGTAGCATTGTTTATTTCGTAGCTGACGATGGCGAAGAAAACGTCTAATTAATCTAGGGGGCTTGCCCCCTGTTTAACCTTATTGGAGATTAATTATGGGTATGCAATATGACGTAAAAATGGTTCATGCGGATGCAAATCTGCAAGCTATTATTGGGCCTGTTCGTGTAAAAGCCTATCAACTAGCACCTGGCGGTACTGCAGGTGAAGTTCAGTTTTGGGACACGGCTGCTAATTCCGCTACTGGAACAGAACGCTTAACGCTAAACATCACTTTAAATACGGCTGTTATTTCTACACTAATACCGGGTGAAGGTATTCGTTTTAATGACGGTGTGTATATTGTGCTTCCAGCTAACGCTTCAGTTACAACATTTTATGGCTAAAAAGAAAGGCGTCTCTCTTGCGATTGGCCGTGGTGAAAAGTTGCCTGCGTCTAAGGGCGCTGGGCTTACCGCCAAAGGCCGTGCTAAGTATAATGCGGCTACTGGCTCGAATCTAAAGGCTCCACAGCCTGAAGGTGGTGCCCGCAAGAAGTCGTTCTGTGCCCGTATGTCTGGTATGCCAGGCCCGATGAAAGATGAAAAAGGTCGCCCTACCCGTAAGGCAGCCTCTTTAAAGAGATGGAAGTGCTAAATGAGCGAAGAAGTGGTTAGAGAATTGGCTACGCACGCAAGTGACATCAAGCATCTGCAAGATGATATGGATAAGCTCATTAGTGATATGGACGAGATTAAAAAATCTTTACATGAAATCAATAAAACCTTGTCCGAAGCACGTGGTGGCTGGAAAGTATTAATGTGGGCAGGCGGCGCAGTTAGTGCAATTACTGGCGTAGCAGGTTTTATAGCGGGTCACTGGGGTAAGTAATGCCTAGCACATCTAAAAAACAAGCTAAGTTTATGGCAGCAGCAGCCCATGATCCGAAGTTTGCTAAGAAGGCTGGTATCCCAATTACCGTTGCGAAAGAGTTTAATAAGGCAGATACTGGCACTAGACCAGATTTACAAAAAGTAGCAAAATCAAAGACGGATCACGGTAAATCAAAACTATTTAAAGAAGGTGGGACCATGAAAAAGACTAATCCATTTATGGAAATGATTGCAAAGAAAAAAGAAGCTGCTGCTAAGAAGCCCGCTAAAAAAATGGCTATGGGCGGCGCTCCTAAGAAGATGATGAACGGCGGTATGACTAAAAAGAAAAGCGGAAGGGCTTGCTAATATGAAACACTCAGATATGTCAAAAGATATGCCAATGATGAAAAAAGTCGCTGGCGAGGCTGTAAAAGGCCATGAAAAGAAGATGCACAAAATGGCTAAAGGCGGTTCTGCTTCAGCTCGTGCAGACGGTTGTGCTACTAAGGGTAAAACCAAGGGCAAAATGATTGCTATGAAGTCTGGTGGGTACTGCTAATCATGGCTAAACCACTGCAACAAGACGAAGAAGGTAAGATCGTCAACGATAAAGAAACTGCTAAAGCTCAGAAGGGCTATGATAGTCACGAAGCTGATAACGCTAGAAAACAGCGTGAAATGGAAGCTAGAGACGAAAAACTTAAGCAGAAGGTCAAGTCTGGTGTAGAAAAAGTCAGGGGTGTTATGGGCTTTTCTAAGGGCGGTTCTGCTTCTTCTCGTGCTGATGGCTGTGCTGTTAAGGGTAAAACCCGTGGACGTATGGTATGAGCAAACTAAAAAACGTGCTTCCTGCTGCTTTTATGGGCGCCGCAGTTGCTCCAGCGGTGTATAAAGACGTGACTTCTGGGCTTACAGCAAAAATGCGTAATAGCAAAGAAGACGAAAAAATTTCTAAAGAAGAAGAAATAAAGCGTAAACAAGAACCTTCTGGTGGTGGCGGCGAAACTAAATCTGTTCCGAAAGCACACAAAGCTGGTGGTAAAATATCTTCTGCTTCTAAGCGTGCAGATGGTTGCGCAACTAAGGGTAAAACCCGTGGACGGATGGTCTAATGAGAGCTTCTCGTGGTATGGGCGACATCGCCCCTTCTAAAATGCCTAAAGGCAAAAAGAAAGCCCGTAGGGATGACACGGACTTTACTCAGTATAAAGAAGGTGGCAGCGTTAATGCCGCTGGTAACTACACAAAGCCAAGTCTACGTAAAAAGATTGTGTCTGAGGTTAAATCAGCTGCAACGCATGGTACTGGCGCAGGTCAGTGGTCAGCTCGTAAAGCGCAACTTGTTGCTAAGAAGTACAAAGCTGCTGGCGGTGGGTATAAATAATGTTTAAATGGCTCTGGAGACTAATCGGTGGCACTAGCGAAATCACAACGCAGCCTCAAAGCGTGGGGCAAGCAGGACTGGACAACGAAGTCGGGAAAAAAGTCGTCCGAAACCGGCGAGCGGTACCTGCCAAAAAAAGCAATCCAGTCGCTAAGCCCGCAGGAGTACGCAGCAACAACACGGGCAAAACGGGCGGGAAAAGCGCAGGGAAAGCAGTTCGTACCCCAGCCAGCAAAAGTAAAAGCAAAAGTAAAACCGTACAGAAAAGTTAAATAATGGCAACTAATGGCGGAACATCGTTTAATCTGGATCTTAACGAGTTAGTTGAGGAAGCATTTGAACGTGCTGGCTTAGAGCTTCGCACGGGATATGATCTACGTACTGCCCGTCGTTCGTTAAACTTGATGACCATTGAGTGGGCTAACCGGGGTATTAACCTGTGGACAATCGAGCAGGGTCAGATTCCGATGGTGACTGGTCAGGCTTCGTACCCATTCCCAGTAGATACTATTGACCTGTTGGACCAAGTAATCCGCCAAAACGCTGGCACTACTAATCAGATCGACATTAACATTAGTCGCATATCTGAGTCTACCTATTCTACCCTACCAAACAAGCTCACACAGGGGCGCCCTATTCAGGTGTGGATCAACCGCCAGTCTGGGCAATCAAACCCTACTACGGCCCTTTTAGACGGTACTATTAGCGCCACGGACACAACCATTACGTTAACTTCTACGGCTGACGTAGCTACAAACGGGTTTATTTCGATTGGTGCTGAGACTATTTATTACTCAAACGTAAGCGGCAATCAGTTGTTAAACTGCGCTCGTGGGCAAAACGGTACTACACCAACAGCCCATACTACTGGGGCAGCTATAACTAACCAGAATTTACCGTCAATCAACGTATGGCCTACCCCCAATGCGCCCGGTAATCAATACATGTTTGTGTACTACCGTCTACGTAGAGTACAAGATGCTGGCACAGGCGCTACAGAACAGGACATTCCATTCCGTTTCCTGCCTTGCATGGTAGCCGGCTTAGCTTACTATATTGCTATGAAAAAACCAGAAGTACCTGGAGATCGGGTATTGGCCCTTAAAGCAGCTTATGAAGAGCAATTCCAGTTGGCAGCAGATGAAGACCGTGAAAAAGCCTCTATCCGCTTTGTGCCACGTGAAATGTTCTATTGAGGTTATGAATGCCGTCAAAATTTTCGTCAGGGAAGTATGCAATTGCCGAGTGCGACAGGTGCGCTCAGCGGTTTAAATTAAAGCAATTAAAGAAGCAGGTACTTAAGACTAAGATGTACAATATCAAGGTCTGTCCGTCTTGCTGGGACCCAGATCAACCGCAGCTGCAGTTAGGTATGTACCCGGTTAATGACCCACAGGCTGTACGGGATCCAAGACCGGATGTAAGCTATATACAGTCTGGCACTAGCGGTTTACAGATTAGTCTGACTGGTGGGCCTGGTGAATTAGGGTTTGGTAATCCAGAATTAGGCAGTAGAATTTTCCAGTGGGGCTGGAACCCAGTGGGTGGCGCAAGAGGTTCCGATGCAGGTCTTACACCAAATGACTTGATAGGTAACACACAACTTGGTACAGTAACAGTAGAAATAACTTAGGAGTTAATATGTCATTCAAATCAGGCGCCAATGGCGTAGAAACAAAAGGTAAAACTAAGGGTAAAAACCTTGGCGATTCAGGCCCAACTGTTGGCACCCAAAAAGGTGGCAAGGGTTCTAAGGGTGTAACTGGCGAAGCAATGCGTGCTGTAGGCCGTAACATGGCCCGTGCCAACAACCAAAAATAAGGTTAATCATGGCTAAATATTCTATGAAAAAAGCTGGTAAAGAAGTGGGGCCTGCGGAAGTATATGCAGAGCCACATACCATGTCTGGCGAGAAAGTTACCACCGCAGAAGACGCCGTAGTCAAAAAAGGCAACGGCGTAGATAGCGTAAAGATGTCAGTAGGTGGTTTTTCTAAAAGCCAAAACGATGAGGTAAAAACATCGGGCATTAAAATTCGTGGTACTGGTGCAGCTACCAAGGGTGTAATGGCTAGAGGACCAATGGGCTAATGAATTACAACGAGCTTTTTGCGCAGATCCAGTCGTATACGGAGAACCAATTCCCGCCAATGATATTGGCTAACGGGAGTTCTGTATCCGTCACGACCCAGATCAACACTTTTATTGAACAGGCAGAGCGCCGTATATATAACACGGTGCAAATCCCCTCATTGCGTAAAAACGTTACAGGAACATGCACCGCCAGCAATAAGTATTTGGCTTGCCCTAATGATTATTTATCTAGCTTTTCATTGGCAGTAATTGACGTTGTTACTGGGGAATATGAATACCTACTTAACAAAGATGTTAACTTCATTCGTCAATCGTATCCAAGCCCCACCGCTACAGGTAAACCGAAGTATTATGCTTTATTTGGCTCACGTTTAAATGATCCAAACGAGCTTACGTTTATTCTTGGGCCTACCCCAGACTTAAACTACAGCGCAGAACTACACTATTTTTACTATCCTCAGTCGATTGTCACTGCCGGCACTTCATGGCTTGGAGATAATTACTCACCCGTATTGTTGTACGGCGCCCTTGTTGAGGCTTACACGTACATGAAAGGTGAAGCAGATATGCTACAAGCGTATCAAGCCAAGTATAATGAAGCACTACAACAACTGAACCGTTTAGGAACTGGTTTAGAACGTGGCGATGCCTATCGTGATGGCCAAGCCAAAATCGCAGTAAACCCTTAATAGGAGCAAAAAATGGCAATTACCCAAGGAATGTGTGACTCGTTCAAGGTTCAAATCCTTAGCGGTCAGCAAAATTTAGTTTCAGGTTCAACAACTGTATATAAGATTGCTTTGTATACAAGTTCAGCAACATTAAGCAACGCTACTACCGCTTACACAACCGTAAACGAAGTAACAAGTTCGGCTTCAAACTACACTGCTGGTGGTAATACACTGGTCGTTAGTACAAGCCCAACTTCTACTGGTAACGTAGCGTTCTTATCGTTTGCTAACAGCTCTTGGACTAATGCAAATATTACCGCTAACGGCGCTTTGATCTACAACTCAACTGCAAATACATCAGTAGCGGTATTGGCTTTTGGTGGTGATAAGACAGCAACTAACGGTACATTTAGTATTATTTTCCCAACTGCAGACGCAAGCAACGCTATTATTCGTATTGCTTAACAGGAGCTTTAAATGGCTCTTGTTCTACGGGATCGGGTAAAGTCAAATACCGTTACGACTGGTACGGGGACAATTGTCCTTGGCGGTGCCGCATTAGGCTATCAATCGTTTGCTGTTATTGGCAATGCTAATTCGACTTACTACACTATTACTGATGCAACATCGGGTGCGTGGGAAGTAGGTATTGGCACGTACTACTCTGGCAACACCTCGTTAACTAGAGATACAGTCCTTTCTTCTAATAATTCAAGCGCATTGGTTAGCTTTCCCGCTGGTACTAAAGACGTATTTGTTACGCAACCAGCCGAGGTAACTGCGATTGGTGGTGGAAATCAAGCCATCATTGTTAACCAAACTACAGTTACTGGAAATTACACAATTACTACTGGCACAAACGGCTTCTCAGTAGGCCCAATAACAACAGCAAACGGCGTATCGGTAACGGTTGCAAGCGGACAGACTTGGACGGTTATATGAGTACTATAACAGCAGGAAATACAGTAACTACAGCCATTACTATTACTGGTGACACCACTGGTAATTTAACGCTTTCTGCAAACGCTACTGGCAATGTTATTCTCACAAGCCCATTACAATTTTCAGACGGAACAACACAAGCTACCGCAGCAGCAGTTTCTGGTGGTTTAAATGTCACATTACAACAAGGTTACGGAGGTTTTTAAATGCCAGCAGGTACATCCCCAATTTTCCCCCAAGTTCCCATTATTGGAATCGCCAGTATGGTATCGAATACGGCAGTTACTGCACGTACAAATATCGTTGGTACAACAGGTTTAACCCAAGTTCTCGCAAATTCGACCAACGGTACAAGAGTTGACTTTATTGAAGTACAAGGGCAAGGAACAACTGTAGCAACTATTGTTGATCTTTGGATTAACGATGGTACAAACTCATATTTAGTTGAAGAAATATCTTTGCCAGCAGCCACAGCAAATACCACAGCGTTTGCGGCAAGCAATACTATTGCTTTTACAAAGTTAACCTTACCGCCTACATATCGTTTATTTGCATCGCAACAAGTATCGGCTAACGTAACTGTGTTTGCATTTGGTGGAACTTATTAATGTTTCAAAGGTCTTTTAAACAGGACGCTATACAAAATGCGCAAAGCGGAGTAATTGACGCTAGTGTAGCTGTAGGCGCTTGGGGTATTCCATCAGGAACAACCGCACAAAGACCAAATTCGCCTGTACAAGGTATGTTGCGCTACAACACTGATTTAGCTAAGTTAGAGTTATATGTGCCTTCTGAGTGGGTGCAAATATGAGTTTTTCAAAATCTTTTAAACAAGACGCCGTTATTACTCCGCAAAGCGGCATTATTGATGCAAGCGCATCTCTAGGCGCCATGATTGTTCCAGTAGGAACTACAGCTCAAAGACCGTTAAACCCAGTAAACGGGATGATTAGATATAACACCGATACTGGATTTGGTCTTGAGGGTTATGTTGCTGGTGCTTGGGTAATTATTAAATCATCAGTAACTTCAGTAAGCATGAGCTATTTAGTCGTAGCTGGGGGTGGTGGTGGCGCTTCAGGTAACGGTGGTGGCGGCGGAGCTGGAGGTTTACTAACTGGAACCGCTAATTTTTCTGGTTCATTTACAGTAACAGTTGGTGCTGGGGGTGCGGCTGCAACTAATGGGTCTAATTCTGTAGCCAGCTCTTTTGTTGCAGTTGGTGGAGGTTTAGGTGGTTCAGGAGGAGGCGGAACGCCTGGTGGGGTTGGCGGTAATGGAGGCTCTGGTGGTGGTGGTTCTGGAGGAACTGCTGCTACAGGAACTGCTGCTGGAGGAACTGGAACGTCTGGACAAGGAAGCAATGGTGGGCTTGGTGCTACTGCAGCTGGATCTGGATGTATGAATTATGCTGGCGCTGGCGGTGGTGGGGCAAGTGCAGCTGGAGCGCAAGGGTATTCAGATAACTGCGATAGTACTAGTTATGGTGGTAACGGTGGCGCTGGTTCAGCATCTTCAATATCTGGCGCATCTGTAACCTACGCTGGAGGCGGTGGCGGTGGAAATGAAAATAATTCAAGACCAAAAGGTTCTGGTGGCTCTGGCGGAGGTGGTGCTGGTGGATCATCCGCAGGAAGTTCAGGAACAAACGGCAGTGCAAACACAGGAGGCGGTGGCGGTGGCCGACTTGGAACTGGCGGATCTGGAATAGTAATTCTTTCTTATTCAAACGTTACAGCAAACTTAACAACAATCGGAGCTGGCCTTACATATTCATTTACAAATACTGGCGGCAATAGAATATATACATTTACTGCTGGTACAGATACGGTAACAATCTAATGGCACATTACGCAGAAATTGATTCTAATAACTACGTTATTCAAGTCATCCCAGGCATAGATGAAAGCCAAGGAGACGGCGAGGCTATTTACCAAAATGTTACTGGCAATGTTTGGAAACGCACTTCGTTTAATAGTTATGGTGGCGTTCATAAGTTAGGCGGTACACCGTTTCGTAAAAACTACGCTGGGATTGGTTATTTTTACGATAAATACAGGGATGCTTTTATACCCCCAAAAGTCTTTTTATCTTGGAAACTAAATGAAGATACCTGCCTTTGGGACGCTCCAGTACCAATGCCAATTCCACCAGAACCGCATATTAAATATGCTTGGGATGAGGTAGCTCAAGTTTGGGAGCAAATTAATGAATGATTGGACAAAGTTAACTCCAATTGATGATTTTTACATTTTTACTAACAAGGAAACACGCAGTCAAAGAGAAGCAATATGCACTTCCTGCCCTAGTAAGAATGGCGTAAAATGCAGTGAATGTGGTTGTTTTTTAATGTTTTTAAGAAAAGTACAGAGTGCGACATGCCCTCTTAACAAATGGTAATTAGGAGAAATTCATGGGCCATTTTGCAAAAGTAGTAGACGGTAAAGTAACGCAAGTTATTGTCGCCGAACAAGAGTTTTTTAATACATTCGTAGACAGCTCGCCAGGTCAATGGCTGCGCACGTCTTACAACATGCGTGGTGGTATTCATTACGAACCAAACAGCGATACGCCAAGAGCCGACCAATCACAGGCGTTGCGTAAAAACTACGCTGGTATCGGTTATTCGTATGACCCAGTACGTGATGCGTTTATCCCGCCACAACCGTTTAATTCATGGGTGCTAGACGAGCAAACCTGCTTATGGAATGCCCCAACACCAGCACCTACAGACGGCAAGATTTACGAATGGGATGAGCCGACTATATCTTGGAAAGAAGTAGTAGCTGCTTAAGGACTAAAAATGACAGTAATAGTTAACGGCACTGCAGGTATTACTTTTCCAGACAACACAACACAAGCTACGGCAGGTGGGGGTGGGGGAGGTTTAACTTGGCAAGCTGTTATTACATCCAATACGACAGTCAGCTCTAGTAATGCTTATGCTATTAGTACTGTTTCTCAACCCGTGGTTATTACTTTGCCATCAAGTCCTGGAGCAGGAAACACCGTCCAATTAACTGACTACGCTCGTACATGGGCTTCTAATAATGTAACGCTTAACCGTAACGGATCAAACATTGCTGGTTCTGCAGCTAACGTAACTTTAAATACCAATGGTGCTTCTGTAGCCCTTGTATATATTGATGCTGCTCAAGGATGGATTGCCTTTAACGGATTCTCTACTCCTCCTGTCGGCGCTTATTCAGTAACCTATTTAATGGTAGCTGGCGGTGGTGGCGGTGGTGGCGGAAAGTTAGCAAACAGTGGTTCAAACGGAGGCGGTGCTGGTGGATTATTAACAACAACAACCTCTTTAGCTCCTGGAACTGCATATACGATTACCGTAGGCGCTGGTGGCGCTGGGGGAACATCTGGTTCAGCTGCTCCTGCTGGCGCAGGTTCAAATTCTGCAATAGTGGGCGTTAATACAGCTATTGGCGGTGGAAGAGGTGGAGAGGCTACGAATTCGGCTGGTGCAGGCGGATCTGGTGGCGGCGGTTTTACCACTGCTGGATCAGGAACTGCAGGACAAGGTTTTGCGGGAGGAGTTTCAACAGGTGGTGCTGCTGGCGCAGGCGGAGGCGGTTCTAGTGCGGTTGGGACAAATAACTCTCAAGGTAGTAATTACAACAATGGAAGCGCTGGTGGCGCAGGTACAGCCTCTTCAATTTCTGGCAGTTCTGTAACTTATGCTGGCGGTGGTGGTGGAAGTGGCTATGGTAGTGGTGCCACTTACGCATCTGGTGGCGCTGGTGGCGCTGGCGGTGGTGGGGCAGGCGGAGGTAATGGTGGAACTGCTGGCACAGCTAATACTGGCGGCGGCGGTGGTGGTGGTGGCGCTGGGGATTCTGTACAGTCGGCTGGTGGCGCTGGTGGCTCAGGAATAATTATTATTTCTTACTCTGGTTCACAGCGTGGATCAGGCGGCACAGTCACTTCTAGCGGTGGCAACACTATCCACACATTTACTACATCTGGCACTTACACGGCGTAACCATGCCAAGCACAATCAATGCACAGCCTGGCAACTCAACCGCTTTCACCGCTCTTATTAAGTCTGGTGCTAGTGATGCTAACCTTGCATTTGAAACAAACGGCATTGATGCAATAGTAATAAACGGTAGTCAGATAGCAAACTTTGTATCAACAGGCGCAGTAACTGTACCTGCAGGCACGATAGATCAAAGACCCAGCCCAGCAGTAAACGGGATGTTTAGATATAACACTAGTAATGCTACATTTGAGGCTTACCTCAGTGGAAATTGGACTTTTATACCATGACAGTCAGAATAAATGCCAGCTCTGCGGGGCTAACCGAAACAGTCGATACCTCTGGAATCCTTGAGTTTCAGACTGCAAACACGTCTGCGCTTATTATTGGCACTAATCAAAACGCTAACTTTACTAGCACTGGCGCCATCATTCTTCCATCAGGCGATACTAACGCTAGACCTACTGGTGTTAACGGAATGATCCGTTACAACACGGATTCTGGTGGTGCTGTAGAAGGTTATGTTGGTGGAGCTTGGGTAACTATTAAATCAGGCGTTATTACGGTTACGTATTTAATGGTTGGCGGAGGTGCTGGCGGTGCGGCTGACGTTGGCGGTGGTGGAGGTGCTGGTGGACTATTGTCAAACACCACATCTTTAACACCAGGAGGTACATATAGTGTTGTAGTTGGTGTTGGCGGCTCTGGTGGCGCACAAGGATTAAAAGGTGTAAATGGAGCAAATACCGTATTTAACCTTCAAACCGCTGTCGGTGGTGGCGGCGGAGGTAATGCTGATACAACTGGAGAAAACGGTGGTTCAGGCGGTGGCGGTGGCAGAAGAACAAATGCTGGAGGTACTGGCGTATCTGGCCAAGGTAATAATGGTGGCGCTGGAACAAATTACACAGCAGACGGTTCTGGCGGTGGCGGTGGCGGAGCTGGAGGTGCTGGCGCAAGCAATGGTGCTGGTGGATCAGCTGGTGGAGCAGGAGCAAATTCATCTGTATCAGGCTCAACCGTAACCTATGCTGGAGGCGGTGGTGGAGGGTCTGGAGGTGGTGGGTCTGGAGGAACTGGTGGCTCTGGAGGTGGTGGAAATGGTGGTGGCGGAAATGGAAATAATGGCGCTAACGGAACCGCCAATCTTGGTGGCGGTGGTGGCGGAGGTTCAGCTGCTGGAGGTAATGGCGGATCTGGTGGTGCTGGAATAGTTATCATTTCCTATTCTGGCGCTCAGCAATTTAATGGTGGCGATATATCCACTAATAGTGGAAATACAATTCATACATTTAACTACACTGGCAATTTAACATCAACAAGTGGCCGTGTTGCTGATGTATTAATGGTTTCGGGTGGCGGTGGTGGAGGAAAAGATATTGGTGGTGGTGGCGGAGCTGGCGGTGTAGTCCAATATCAAAGCATTATTCTTACTCAAAGCACTACATACACTGTAACTGTTGGCGCTGGCGGAACTGCTGGAACAAGCGCTAACGGCGGAAACGGCACGAATTCTGTATTTGGTTCATTTAGCTCAACAGGCGGTGGTGGTGGCGGAGCGCTTTATAACACAGCTTATTCTGGTGGATCAGGCGGTGGAGCTGGTGGTCGTGGATCTGGTACAGCCGCTGGAACATTTCTACAAGGAACTCAAGGTGGCGGCCCAGGAAGTGGTACTGGAACTGCGTCAGATCGTGGAGGCGGCGGTGGTGGCGCATATCACATGGGTATTAATGGCGCAGGAAGTGGAATTGCTGGATATGGTATTTCTTCATCAATTACTGGTTCTGCAGTTACTTATGGCGGCGGTGGTGGCGGAGGCGGTTATGTAACTGGAGGTGCTGGAGGTGCTGGTGGTGGCGGTGGTGGTGGATCTGGTACTGGGGGCGGCTCTGGAACAAATGGAACTTCAAACACTGGTGGCGGTGGAGGCGGTGGCGCTGGTGGAGATGGAAACGGCGGAGCTGGCGGATCTGGAATTGTTGTTTTAAAAGTACCAACTGCGCAATATAGCAATACCACTACAGGATCTCCAAACGTAACAACTAGTGGTTCGTTCACAATATTACAGTGGACTAGTTCTGGGTCTTACACAGCCTAATCATGTTCTTTGGATTTAGTCCCTACGCAGACACGCCCTATGCGGACCAAGGTGGAATCTCGTCTGTTAGTGTCTCAGTAGATGTTACTGGCGTACAGGCGGTTGGTTATTTAGGTACTGCAAGTGTTACTGGCGAGGCTATTGTTTATGTAACAGGCACAGAGGCTATTGGTATTGTTGGCCAAGTAGATGCTCAAGCAGGTGCAAATGTACTGTTAACGGGTGTTCAAGCCGTAGGTCAAACAGGTACTGTACAGGTATTTAGCGACCAAAATATCCTGGTAACAGGCGTTCAGGGTGTAGGCCAAACAGGCGAAGTGCTTGTATTTGAAGGGCATGGAGTCCTTGTAACAGGCGTAGAAGCCTTTGGTTTTGTAGGCTCAGTTAATACAACTGCCGATGCAAACGTACTTGTTTCTGGAGTAACAGGTGTTACTTTCCTTGGTACAGCTACCGTAACTGCAGATGGCAATGTCAACTTAATTGGTGTAGTAGGTATTGGTCAGGTAGGAACAGTTGATGTAGCCGCTAATGCTGATGTTTTTGTTACAGGCGTTCAAGGCAATATGCAGCTTGGCACTGCTTCAGTAACAGGGGGTGCTGTAGTAAATTTAGTAGGTGTAGAAGCCCCAGTACAGCTGGGTAACGTATCAATCCAATTAAGCCAAGTTCTTTTTGTGTCTGGCGTTCAAGCAGTAGGTCAGGTAGGTTCTGTAAACACCCGTGCAGACGCAAATATCTACTTAACAGGCGTACAAGCTCAAGGTATAATCGGACAAGTGTTGGTTTGGGGGCAAATACCTGATAACTCCACCCCTAACTGGACAGGAATTAATGATGGCAATGCCTCTTCTTGGACTCAAATTGACGATAATGTAGTGGAAAATTGGGACTTAATAGCGGCTTAATATGTCTAGTACTTACTCTACATCCCTCCGTATACAGTTAATTGATACAGGCACAGAAGATGAAGCCTGGGGGCAGCCGACCAATAACAATATTGGCACCATTATTGAACAAGCCATAACAGGTGTTAATTCAATCAGCCTTACCAACTTAACGTCTTTAACCCTTTCTGCAGCTAATGCCGCCGTAGATCAATCCAGAAACGCCGTATTGGTATTTACAGGTGCGCCGACCGCAAATTGCAACGTGGTGGCTCCAAGCGTAAGTAAGGTGTACGTTGTCAGTAATGAGACTACTGGCGGTTTTACCGTCAATATGAAGACGTCAGCCGGAGATCCATTGCCAGTAGCGGCAGGAAGCCGACAGTTGATATTCTGCAATGGAACCGCATTTACCAGCGTGGTAAATCCAAACGCCATTCAGGGTAATTTAAACGTATCTGGCGGTGCAACAATTGGTGGAAACATAACTTCAGGCACCACAATAACACTTAGAAAAGACGTTACTGCTACATCTAATAACATGTCTTTAGCGTCCGCCTCAAACGTGGTCAGCTTTAAAGCAAACACAGGCGCACTTAAAATTCCTTCTGGAACAACAGGACAGCGCCCAGCAACCGCAGTATTAGGCATGCAGCGCTGGAACTCCGACCGAGGTGTAGTAGAAGTTTGGAACGGCTCTGTATGGCTTGCTATTACTGGTGCTACTCAAGGTGTTTACCTTATTGTTGGTGGTGGTGGAGGTGGTGGTCAAAGCGTTTTTGCTTCCGCAGGCGGAGGCGGTGCTGGTGGTCTTTTGACAGGCACATTCTTTGCTAACGTCTCGACCTCTTATTCTATTGTGGTTGGCTCAGGTGGTGGCGCTGGGGTTTCTGGAACTAATAGTTCTGGGTTTGGTGTAACTGCGATTGGCGGTGGTCATGGTGGCGGTAACGTCCAACCCCCCAGTGGTAACTTTTTTGGTGGCTCAGGCGGTTCAGGTGGTGGCGGTGCCGCTGCTTCTAACCAAGGCGGTAGTGGAACTGCTGGACAAGGATTTGCTGGCGGTGGTGGACGTACTGACCCATTTTCTGGTGGTGGAGGTGGTGGTGCAGGTGCGGTAGGTGGGACTGCTGGTGGTCAAGGTGGCGCTGGTGGTGTAGGTATTCAATCGTCTATTAACGGCACTGCGACTTTCTATGCAGGCGGTGGCGGCGGTGGCGGCTCCAACGAATCAGGCGGTCAAGGCGGAATGCTTCCCGGAGCAGGCGGCCAAGGTGGTGGTGGTCAAGGTGGATTTGGTGGCCCAGATGGTTCTGGTTCTGTAGCTACAAACGGTGTTGCTGGTACAGCTGGATTAGGCGGAGGCGGAGGCGGCGGCGCTCGTGTTGGTCAGTTTGGTAGCACAGGCGGCGGTGCTGGTGGTTCAGGCGTTGTGATTGCTGCTTATGCCTCTCCAAGTCAAAGAGCTACTGGTGGCACTGTTACAACTTATACATCTGGCGGTATCACTTATTTTGTGCATACCTTTAATACTAGCGGAACATTAGCCTTCTAATATGCCATCAACATTTACACCTTCTCTTAAAATAGAACTTATTGGAAACGGCGAGCAGCCGACTACGTGGGGCGACACGACCAATAACAATATGGGAACCTTGATCGAGCAGTCGATTGCTGGTGTTCAGCCCATTACGTTAACTGGCAATACCGAACTAACAAACTTCAACGGAATATCAGATCAAGCTCGAAATGCGGTGCTAGTCTTTAATGGCGCACTTTCAAATACAGTTAATGTGGTAGCCCCATCAGTAGAGAAAACCTATATTGTCAGCAATCGGTCTGGCGCCAACGTTACAATTAAGACATCTAGCGGTGTTGGGGTTACATTAGCCAATAATGTTAATGAGTTAATTTACTGTGATGGATCTGAGTTTTATACCGCAGTTAGTCCAAATGACGTTATTGGTAACTTATCCGTATCAGGCAATCAAACCGTATCAGGCAGTATTTCAATTGGTGGCGACATCACCATAAATAACAAAATAACCTCTAACGCAGGTACGCTTACTTTAAACAGCAGTACTGGCGTGGTTGATATGGCTACTAACAGTGGTGCGTTTACTCCGCCGACTGGAACTGATGCAGAGCGCCCCGTCAGCCCAGATTTAGGCATGACTCGCTGGAACTCCACTCAGGGTATCTTAGAAATATGGAACGGCGTTCAATGGCAAAACATTACTGGTAACTACGCCGTTGATTACCTTATTGTAGCTGGCGGTGGCGGTTCAAACCCTGCTGGTGGTGGAGGCGCTGGTGGATTAATTGCGAACTCAACGACCGTAACAGTTGGTACAGCTTACCCAATTACTGTAGGATCTGGCGGGGCTGGGACAGGCTCTGGAGATGCTACAAAAGGTGGTAATACTACCGCATTTAGTTTAACTGCTATTGGTGGTGGTTTTGCTGGCGGTTCTAATGGTGGTCCTGGTGGCTCAGGCGGTGCAGGTTCTACTAATAGCCTACCTTCTGGATCATACGCAAGTGGCGGTGCAGGCACTCCAGGACAGGGGTTCGCTGGAGGTGATTCTGGATTTAACTTTGTTGCCGATTTAGGAGGTGGCGGTGGTGGCGCAGGCCAAGCTGGAACTGCAGGTGTTAATAATACAACTGGTGGATCTGGTGGTAACGGAGTTTCTTCTACTATTACAGGAACTGCACTTTATTATGCTGGCGGTGGCTATGGACGAATCCAAGGAGGAACTTTTGCCGGGCAAACAGGTACTGCTGGTTTAGGATCAGATAATTTTGGAGGCGGCGCACTTGCTACTGTAACTACTGGAAGCAGCGGAAGAAATGGTGTAGTTATTGTCCGTTACGCATCTGCCTCTCAGCGTGGTACCGGCGGTACAGTTACATCCTATTCAGAATCTGGCATAACTTACTTTGTGCATACATTTACATCTAGTGGAACGTTTACAGCTTAACTATGCCATCTACATACTCTACCTCTCTTAAGCTAGAACTCATTCAAAACGGTGAGCAATCAGGTGCTTGGGGTCAAACCACCAATAGAAATATTAGCTTAATTGAGCAGGCTGTTAGCGGAGTACTGCCATTAACCTTAACAGGTGGTGACTATACCCTTAGCAATCTTGATGGCATTCCAGACGAAGCTCGCAATGCAGTAATTAACTGCTCTGGTTTATTGGGTGCGCCAGCCAACATCATTGCTCCATCTGTGCAAAAAACATACATTGTCACAAACAATACAGGTGCTAACGTAACAATTAAGACATCTACTGGTAACGGCGTAACCGTACTAAACACTACCAGCTCTTTGGTCTATTGCGATGGCACAAACTTTTTTAATGCTGTTACCCTTAATAACGTTATTGGCAATCAAACCATATCGGGTAACGAAGTTATTGGCGCTAATGTAACTGCTGGCGGAAATGTAACCGTAACAAGCAATGTAACTTCTTCTGCAGGGAACCTTACCCTTACCTCAAATAATGGCATAGTAACGGCAGCCGTTAATACTGGTGCCTACACACCGCCTACAGGTACAAGCGCCCAACGGCCACTAGGCCCAAACGGTGGGATGTCTCGTTTTAATACTGACATCGGCGCATACGAAATCTTTAACGGTAGCGTGTGGCAACCAATCACTGGCGCTTACGCCGTAAATTATTTGCTTATTGCTGGCGGTGGTGGCGGTGGTTATGGACCATTTACTTTTGGCGGAGGTGGCGGTGCTGGCGGTATGCTTGCCAATGTATCGTCCGTACAACCAGGAACCTCTTACTCTATTGTGCTTGGCGCAGGTGGTAGCGGAGCAAACGGTGCAAACTCAACTGCTCTTGGATCTACCGCTATTGGTGGTGGGCAAGGAAGCACAGGAGCTTTAGGATCTAACGGTGGTTCTGGTGGTGGTGGAGATCCATATAACAACGGTGGATCTGGTACATCTGGTCAAGGATTTGCTGGAGTTCGAGGCGCAGTTATTTTTGAAGGCACAACCGCAATCGGTGGTGGTGGCGGTGGAGCCGGGGCGATAGGTGGTGGCACTATTGGTTATGTTGCTGACGGCGGCGCTGGAAATGCGTCTTCTATTACAGGAACATCTGTTTTCTATGCAGGCGGCGGTGGCGGTGCAGGTGAAGGTTCTGGAACTGTAGCACGTGGTGGATTTGGTGGCATAGGCGGTGGCGGTGCTGGTGCCGGCGGTGTTCCTGGTGGAAGTCCAAGTCTTGCGGTGGCCGGAACTGCTAATACAGGTGGTGGCGGTGGGGCTGGCGGCTCTTCTGCTGGCGGTGCTGCAGCTGGCGGTTCTGGGGTTTGTATTATTTCCTACCCATCTGCAACACAGCGGGCTACAGGCGGCACAGTTACTACCTACACATCAGGCGGGTTGGTTTATTGGGTTCATACGTTTACAACATCAGGAACATTCTCAGCATGATTATTAAAAAACAAGCTATTGGTGATGATTGCGCAACCAAGATAGAGATTCTATGCCCCAGCTGCGGTCGAGATGTTAATGAGGCAGAACTAGCTTCTCAAAAGTGCAATGACTGCGGGCACGATTTATCGCAGCCAAAGCAAAGTGTTGAAGTTCATGCAACCTCAGTACCAACGTTTGCGGTAACGTTCTAATGTTTGGGGTCAATATTTATGCCATTATTGCTGTGGTTGCTGTGGCCCTATTTTGCGGTGGGTTTGTTAATGGTTGTTCCTATCAGCAAAGCAAAGCCGAAAAGACCATTAGAGACAAAGAACACCAATACCAGGCAGATGCAGACCAAATAAGGAAAGACAAAGATGCTCAAATCAAAGTTATTAATAATCAGCTTGTCGATGCTGTTAGTGAGCTGCGTAAGCGTCCCAGTCGTACCGCAGAAACCAGTAATGGAAAAAGTTGCAACGGAGCCAGCCTTTTTGCCGAGGATGCAGAATTTCTTGTCAGGGAAGCTGCCAGAGCAGACGAAGTAAGAGTGGCGCTTGACGCTTGTTATAAACAATATGATTCAGTGAGTAAATAATGGAAGACAAAACATACATCGAAACCGCTAAAGAAGTAGCTGGTAAAGCTATCGGTAAGCACGGCTTAATTTATATAACCATAATTGTAGCTATGGGTGTTGGTGCATCTATAGTGCTAGAAGAAGGCAAGATGGCTGCCGTAATGGGGCTGCTTGGTGCTTCCCTAACAGCACTTATATCCATGCTTAACGGCGTAGCTGGCGCAACTCCTAAACAAGACAAGCCTGAGTTTGAGATTATGAAAGAATTGATTTCCCGCTTAGATGGCATGGCAGACCGTGATCCTATGTCTGTACAAGTTGAAGGCGATAAAGTTACTGTTCGCAAGGGTGAACATGAAACCGTTGTTGGTAAAAAATGACAGAGCAGGAAAACTGGCTAAACACCAAGTGGCGCCCTTCAATGGGCTGGATGTACATGTTGGTGTGTATATTTGACTTTGTAATTGCCCCAATGCTATGGACTATGTTTCAAATTGCTGGTGATGGAAAAGTAGAAACACAATGGAAGCCATTAACCCTTGAAGGTGCTGGCTTATTTCACATGGCTATGGGTGCTATTTTAGGCATTGCGGTATACGGTAGAACACAAGAAAAGATGGCGGAAAAAAAGCATGACGAATGAACAATTAGCGCAATTAGGTATAGACTCTAAATGGTTGCAGCCTTTGGAAAATACTTTTGCCAAATACGACATATCAACACCACAGCGTCAAGCAGCGTTTATTGGTCAGTGCGCTCATGAATCTGCTAATTTTAAGACTCTCCAAGAGAATCTAAATTACAGCGCCGAAGGCTTAATGAAGACTTGGCCTAGTCGCTTTCCCACCAAAGAGATTGCAGACCAATATGCTCGCCAGCCGATTAAAATTGCTGGTAAAGTGTATAACGGACGTATGGGAAACACTAGTGAAGAAGAAGCCCAAAAGTACCTAGGAAGGGGCCTCATCCAATTAACTGGGAAAGAAAATTATGAACACTGCGGAGCTGCTATTGGTGTTGATATTATTGGAAATCCTGATCTTTTAACTGAGCCTGAATATGCTGCCCTAAGTGCTGGCTGGTTTTGGAACAAAAAGGGTCTTAATGCCTTGGCAGATGCCGGAGATTTTGAGACAATGACAAAGCGTATCAATGGTGGTCTGCATGGCTTAGACGACCGTAAAGCTAAAATTGCTAAAGCCTTATTAGTGTTAGGGTAAACCCGATGCCATTACAGAAAATCGTTCTTCGCCCTGGGTTAAACCGAGAAGGTACTAACTACGCTAATGAAGGCGGGTACTATGACGGCGATAAGATACGCTTTCGTTCTGGCTTCCCAGAGAAACTAGGCGGCTGGATTCGCCTCAGTGCGTTTAAATTCCTAGGTGTTGCTAGGTCGTTATGGAACTGGGCTACATTAAACGGCTCTAACTATCTTGGCGTAGGTACTAACTTAAAGTACTACATTGAGAACAGCGGCCAATACTATGATGTTACGCCTATAGTTGAAACATCTACGCTAAATAACGCTATTTCTCTAGGCTTTACTACGCTGACCGCAAACATCAATGCCACGGTTACAACCATTAGTTTGGCTAACGCAGCGTACTACCCACCAATTAACGGTATCGTAAAGATTGACAGCGAAGTCATTCTCTATGATTCTTTGTCATCAAACACCTTATTTAACTGCGTACGAGGCTACGCAAACACAGTAGCAGTAGCGCATACTTCTGGCGCTAACGTAGGCTCAGGCTACTTCCAAATGGTGGATGCGGGTAACTTTGGTAGTAACGGTGATTTTGTAATACTGTCTAATTCAACCGCCGTAGGCAACTTAACAGCCAACCTAATTAATCAAGAGCATCAGATTTTTGAGTACACTGCCTCTGGTACGTATTTTTTATTGAGCAGCACATCTGACAATAACTTAGCCAACATTACTTTTAGTAACGCTACTGTCAACGCTGGTGGTGGTAACGCAATTACCGTAAAATATGAATTCCCAGTTGGTCTTGCAATCTATACAGATGGTACAGGTTGGGGCGCTGGTCCTTGGAATCGTGGAACTTGGGGTTCTCCCTTTACTGGTGGCGGCGTAGGCCAGCAGTTGCGCTTATGGTCAAACGATAACTATGGGGAAGATCTAATCATTGCCCCACGGGGTGGTGCTGTTTACTATTGGAAAGCAAGTACGGGTCTAAACACTCGTGCTGTTACCTTAGAATCTTTAGCTAACGCATCTAGCTTTAGTGGTCAATTTGTACCAAACGAAACTCTACAGGTCTTGTCTTCCGCCATTCAGCGGTTTGTAATTTGTTTTGGCGCCAATTCTTACGACCCCATAGATTCTGAAACTCCATTTGATCCAATGCTGGTGCGCTGGTCAGACCAAGAAAACCCATTCCAATGGGTGCCAGATGTAACCAATCAGGCAGGTGAGTTCCGTGTATCTAACGGTTCGTACCTAATGGATGCAGTAGCCACCCGCCAAGAGATTCTAGTTTGGACTGATTCTGCTCTGTATTCCATGCAGTACTTAGGACCACCCTACATTTGGGGCTTCCAGATTCTGATGGACAACATTTCAATCATATCGCCTAACTGCGCAATTACGATTAATAACGTGACGTACTGGATGGGAGTGGACAAGTTCTACATGTATTCCGGCCGGGTAGAAACGCTGCCTTGTGCGTTGCGTCAATTTATATTTGATGACATTAACAAAGACCAAGGGTTCCAAGTAACCTGTGGGTCTAATGAAGGTTACAACGAGGTATGGTGGTTCTACTGCTCTACAAACAGCAATACCGTTGACCGGTACGTTATCTATAATTACCTTGATCGGGTATGGTATTATGGCAACTTAGACCGAACCGCATGGCTAGATTCTGGCATTCGCCAAAACCCAATGGCTGCATGGCGCTCTGGTTCAGACGATTTAGGCAATCCAGTTGGTACTATTATTTTTCACGAACTGGGTAATGACGACCAGTCTACGGCTAGTACCTTGCCAATTTCAGCCTACGTCCAGTCTTCTGACTTTGATATTGGGGACGGACATAACTTTGGCTATATCTGGCGTATGATTCCTGACGTCAACTTTAACGGTTCAGACGTCAATCAGCCAAGCGTAGTGATGGAATTGCAGCCTCGTCAATTTGCAGGATCAGCGTATGGCGCCCCAGCTAACTCTACAACTACCAGCGAAAACAACTTTACGGTATTCCCACAATACACAGTTCAACAGTTTACAGAACAGGTGTATACACGGGTTCGGGCACGGCAAATGGCTATTCGGATAAGCTCAGACGGCTTAGGTGTAGCTTGGCAGCTAGGCGCTCCACGGATTGACATAAAACCAGACGGGCGCAGATGAGTACTGGAACCACAAAATCCCCTAACTTGCCGATTGCGCCTGTTGAATATAATCAGCAGTACCAGGACCAACTTAATAACGTCTTGCGTTTATATTTTGCGCAGTTAGATAACCCAGGACCATCCGCCGCCTCTACCCAAAGAAACGGTAATACCGTAATTTCGGCACTTAATTTTAGCCAAGCTAACGCCACAGGAGCTAGGATAGTCAGTTTGCCAACTCAAGCCGATTTAGCCAATATTACAGTAGGGTCAGTTTACGTAGATACATCCAACGCAAACGTATTGAAAGTTAAGATATAAATGATAAAATTCACAAATCTAACATTAAGAGGCATCTATGAGCCTAGATAAAGCAGCAAAACACCTAGCCGCCCACGGTCGTGGCCCCGATACTGAACTCGTCCATATGACTAAAGATGAGGTAAAAGGTCTTCAGCAGCTTGCTATGGCGCATGGCGGTAGCCTCACAATCAACCCACATACTGGGCTAGCTGAGGCTGGGTTTTTAAGTAGAATTTTACCTACCGTTGCCGGCGTTGCTGCTGGTGCCGCTACAGGTAACCCTATGATTGGTGCTGCTGTAGCTGGTGGTATGACTGCCGCTACTACTGGTAGTCTACAACAGGGTATTATTGCGGGCGGTATGGCATATGCAGGCAGTGAATTTTTAGGCCCTGGTACTCGTGTAGCCCCTGCCCCCATAACTGATATGAGCACGGCTTTTGTGCCCCCAACCACTACCCCCACTGTTGCCCCTACGGTAGCTCCCCCCGCTGAGGTTGTTGCTCCTGTTGTATCGGCACCTGTTACTCCCCCTGCCCCTGTCGGTGGTCCCGGTTTTACTGTTGACCAAATGATTGCAGGTTCTGGTAGACCAGAGCTATCAGGTTTAAGCAACACGTTTGACCCATACGCAAAAATTCCAGGGGAAAACCTTGGTTTTACACAAGCCCCTGACGTAAAAAAAGGTTTTTTTGGTAGCCTAACTAATCCGCAAAAAGTAGCTTTAGGTGGTACAGGGCTTCTAGCTACAATGGCTTTAGCAAATCAAGCTGGTAATAAGGGTTTACCCCAAGAGCCAACTTATGCTAGTAGCCCAAGGCTTTCAAAAGATTTTCAAGGTTCTTTTCCTGCGCAACCTAGACCATACTACAGAGCAACCTATGCGGCTAGTGGCGGTTTAATGGCAGCAGGACCTGTAGAAGCGATGAGCCAAGCTAATATGAATAATTTTTACCCACAAGGGCAGATGAGTAAAACTCAGTATGCTACCCCTAGCCAAATGCCCACTAGTGCAGAAGTGGTAAACGCAGACTATGAACCACGTACTGAACTATATAATGGCAACATGGTACGTATGGCTCCGGGCGGGTCAGTAGATAAAAATAAAAAGAAAAAAGCTAGCCTTACAACCGCAGCTAAATTAGCGGCTATGGACCCATATGAAGCCTCTGTTGCCGGGTTAGGTAATGCTATGTATCACTCACAAATGCCTAGCGACGTAGCTAAAGGCTTGCAGCCAACAATGGATATGGGTAAGTTAAACCTAGCAGAAGGTGGGCATTTAGGCTCATATTCAGATGGTGGGCGTTTACTTAAAGGTCCTGGAGATGGTGTATCTGACGATATTCCAGCACGGATTGGTAAGCACCAGCCCGCACGTTTAGCCGACGGTGAGTTTGTTATTCCAGCACGGATTGTGTCTGAGCTTGGCAACGGGTCAACTGATGCGGGTGCTAGGAAGCTCTATGAAATGATGGACAGAGTACAGGCAAGCCGTAAGAAATCAATTGGTAAGGGCAAGTTTGCGGTAAACTCTAAAGCTGCTAAACACTTACCTAAGAAATGAACTTAGAGCTATCTTTAGTGCCAGTAGGCCATGTATCAGAAACAATACCTAGCTTACTTCCATACCTTAAAGAATCTGAGGTACGGGCTAGAGGACGTGCAAAAGTTGACGACATATTACGCTTTGTACTTACTGGACAAATGCAGCTGTGGGTGGTATTTTCCCCTGAGGATAAACAGGTTTATGGGCACCTCATAACTGAGGTAAAACCCTACCCACAGTGTAAACTATTAGTAATACAGTATTGTTGTATAGAAGACCACCATATGCAGTACGTGGAAGACAAGATGCAAGAAGTTGCTGAGCGTTTTGCCAAAGACATGGGGTGTGCAGGAATTGAATTTATTGGTCGCCCGGGTTGGGGCAAACATATGAAGAAGTATGGATACGACGTACAAAGCGTCAGCTACCAAAAGTTTTTTAAGGACTAGATTATGAGCATTTTAATTTACAAAAACAAAATAATGTTAGCCGACGGTGGCGTCCTTAGAGACTCTGGCGGTGGTGGTGGTGCAGGAACTACTAAAACAGAAACCTCAAACATCCCTGATTACGCACGGCCATATGTAGAGAACATGCTTGGGGCTACCCAAAAACAGCTGTTTCAAGTTGGTCAAGATACTATTGATCCAGAAACAGGTTTAACAACCCCCGGTCAGATTACTGGGTTTAAACCATACCAACCATATAGCGCAAACGTAAACGATTACTTTGCTGGCTTTTCTCCGTTACAGCAACAAGCGCAAAGTCAGATTGGTAGTATGGGTACGCCCGCACAGTTTGGTATGGGTACTAACCTTGCAAACCAAGGTGGTCAAAATTTAATGGGTACTGCAGCCCCTGCTATGGGCTATGGCGCTCAAGGCGCAGGTATTGGTGCATTGGGTATTGGTGCCTCCCAAATGGGTTTTGGTGCTGGTCAAGCATATGAGCAAGCTGCTACTAGTCCCGGTGATATTTCCCGTTATATGTCACCATACATGCAAAACGTTGTTGACTACCAAAAGTCTCAGGCGCTACGTGACTTCCAAATAGGTCAGCCTATGATGGCGGCTAGGGCTGTTGGTCAGGGCGCCTTTGGTGGTAATCGTTTAGCGTTACAGCAGTCTGAAGCTCAGCGTGGTTTGATGTCACAACTGCAAGGCATTGAAGCTACCGGTGCGCAAAAAGCGTTTGATACCGCACAACAAGCACAACAATACAGAGCTAATCTCGGTTTACAAGGTTTGGGTGCTGGCTATCAAGGTCTTGGCGTTGGGTTGCAAGGTGTACAAACAGGACTACAAGGCGTTCAAGGCGCACAAGCTGGCTATCAAGGTGCCGTTGGTGCTGGTGGTACATTAGGTAATATCGGTGCCCAGCAGTCTCAATCTGATTTAGCTCGTATTGCGTTAATGAATGAAATCGGTGGTCAGGTACAGGGCTTTGAGCAAGGCAAAATTAACCAAGGTATTTCTAACTACGCTACTGCCCAACAGTACCCATACATGCAGTTAGGTATGATGTCCAACATGTTACGTGGGTTGCCAATGCAAGCTACTACAACTCAGACATACCAAAACCCAAGCGCTTTTTCACAAATTGGTGGTCTTGCTGCAACTGGTCTTGGCGCCTACGGTGCTGCTGGCGGCTTCCGCAATAAAAAAGGCGGGGCAATTAAGGTCAAGAAGTATGACGTTGGCGGTGCGGTTGAAGCCGACCTTGAAGCTATGGAGCCAGCTAGATTGGCAGAAATTGCTAAGACAAGCCAAAGCCAAGAAATTCGTGAAAAGGCTAGCCGTATATTAGCTGAAAAAATAGCTGCTCAACGAGCACAACAAAGTATGGGTTTAGCTTCTGCCCCCGCTCCTAATATGGATGGTATGGCTACTATGGCTGGTGGTGGCATTGTTGCATTTGCTACTGGTAAGACTGTTAAAGACCCAGCTTTAGAAATGGGTGGTGAAGATACAGTATCTCGTTACCTAGAAAAATTTGGGTACAACCAACCCTCAGCAGAAGTTGAAGCGCTTAAATCACAGGCTACTACTGATAGAGAAGTTGCTAAAGACATGCAGAATCAAAACTTCTGGCGCTCTATTATGATGGGTGGTGCTAAGACTATGGCAGGTACTTCCCCTAATGCGTTTGCTAATATTGGTACTGGCTTAGAAGAAGGCATAGGTACCTACGCTAAAGGTGAAAAAGACTATGGCGACATGCTTAACAAGATTCGTACGGGTGAACTTGATATTGCTAAACTTGGTGCAACCGATAAAAACCGTATTCTTGAGCGTGCATTGGGTGCTAGCCGTATTGAAGAAGAACAAAAAACTCGCCGTCAGGTTGCAAAAGACAACGCACTAAATAGAGGGCAAGCTGCCAGTCTTGCTAAAGATGATATGTTGTTTAAATCTATGTATGCCGCAAACGTCAAATCACAGGAAGGTATTGTTAAACGTAAGTTAACTGAAGATGAGCTTAATGCTATTGCTGATCTTAGCTTAACTCAATTACAAAACTACAAAGCAGGAAAACGAAACGTAACCGGTGCTGGTGGTAAAGGTGGCGCTGGTAGTACCGCAGTTTCAGGAGTTAAACCAATTACAGAAGAAGAGTACAAGAAACTACCTAAAGGTGGGACCTACGTAGATCCAGACGGTAAAACTCGCATAAAAGGCTAAGCATGGCTAACTTTTGGGAAAAAGATTCCCTTGTAGAAACTCCTGCAGCCGGTTCAAAAACCGACTTTTGGGCAAAAGATGCCCTTGTTGGTGAAGAGCCACAAGCAAAAACATCTAACCCATTTAAAGGTGCTATAGGTAGGGGGGCTGACCTACTTGGTTCAGGTATTGAGGCTATTCAACGCTCAACCCAAGAGCTAGGTAAAAAAATGGAAGGCTCCCTCACTGAGGAAGAAAAAGCGGGTTTAACAAACCTTCAGAGCAAGGTACCTTCTGTTGTAAAAGCTGGAGACGAAAAGAAAATCTTTGGCACTATGGAAGACTGGACTAAGTCTTTACGTAATTACAGCAAAAAGATTGGGTACCAACCTACTACTAAACTAGGTGACTTAGCCGATAACCCTTTAACAGCGGTCCCGTTTATTGCAGAACGTATTATTTCTTCAAGCCCTGATATGGTTGCTGCGGTAGCAAATGCCCCTGCATACGTATACGCACGGACGGATGAAATCCTTAACGAGCGTTTAAAGAACGACGAAAAAGATTTAAAAGACGCAACTGTTGGCGATTTAACCACCGCTTTAGGCGCTGCTTTAGTTGAAGCTACACTAGAAAGATTTGCTACTAAAGGGTTATTAAAGCCAACAGCAGGTAAAACTGCTACGGGTCGTGTTGGTAAAGAAACTGCAATTCAAACTACTACAGAGGCTATAGAAGAAGGTGTTAGCTATCTTGGTGGTACAGCCGGTACTAAAAAGGGTGTTGATTACACAGAGCTTGGGGAGGCAATGCTTGAAGGTGCATTAGTTGGTGGTGGCTTAGGTGCTACGGTGCAAACTGGTAAAGAGATACTAGGCACACCAAAAACTAAAGAGCCTAGTTTTACTACCGATGAAAAAGGTAATTTAGTTAGAACAGAACAAACTGCACCGCCAGCCCCTCCAGCACCGGACGCACCAATACCTGCTGGCGCACAGCAAGACTTGTTTACCCAAGAAGAAGCCCCATTCCAAGTTACTCCTGACGAACTTACCGCACAAACTCAAGCTGGTCAAACAGTAGATACACCTGCCCTACAAGCTAATGAACGTGCGCAAGCTGAAATTGAGCGTAGTATCTTTGCACTCCAACAACAAGAACAAACACCTGAAGTACAGGCACAAATAGCCGCCCTGCAGTCGCAACTACAACAAGGTCCCGGTGCAACACTAGATACACTCAAAGTAGAATATGACACGCTTGAGCGTAAAAAACTAGCTTTAGCTGAGATTAGACAGCAACTTATAGACCAGCGTGATGCTACACCTAGCCTTGACGCTAAGTTACCAATTACTCAGCAGTTAAACGCCATTGAAGCCCAAGGTGCGCAGATTGCTGCACGCCAACAAGAATTACTTGCTGAAGGTAAAACTACGGCTAAAGGTATTTCTGCTGAAGAAGCTGTTGCTGAGCCTGAATTAAACGTAGCAAACGTTGTCACTGAAGACGACTTTAAAGCAATGGGAATTGGTCGTACCAATAAAAAATTAAGGGAAGCTATTTTAGGTAAGAGTTTAGCTAACCCTGAAGAAAAACAAGCAGTCATAGATGCCCTTACTGCATACGCACAAGATAAAAATAGAAGTGCTAGCATATCAACTAAGGTTGGAGAATTTATTGACGGCATTTCTAAGGAGACACAAAATGTACCACGAGGAAACGTTTCTGGAGCTGTCCCCGGAGGAAGTGAGTCTAGCGTTCGAGTGCTTAGTATTCCAAGCGTTGCCCCCGGCGCAACTCAAACATCTATCCCTGGGGGAGTGGCAAGCGATCTCGGAACTACTGGAGGACCTGATGTTGGAGAAGGGGGAGTACGAGAAGATGGGACTGCTGCACTAACACCAACAACCCAAACTGTTACACCAGCACCTACACCCCAAGCTGCCACACCAGCGGCACCTACAAGTGAACTTGAAGAATCAAGAAGGCTCTCTGAAATATTTAATGAGGGTAATCCCGCACCGGTAAAAACTGGTTGGTTCCGTACTAAGTTAGGGCAGTGGCAGAAGGTTAGAGAAGGCAACTTAAATATTGGTAGTTTCTTATTTGGTACAGCCCAAAACTTTGCATCATCCGATCAGGCATATCAGAACCTTATGCGTAAGGTAATGTTTGATTTAGCAAAGGCTGGCGATATAACTTTTAAACAGGCTAAACAAGCCTTGATGCGTATAGCTACTACACAGACTACAAAAAGAGCAGAACTTGCAGAAGAGATGCTTAAACGTGGTGCTTGGGAATATGACCCAGTAAACAACTGGTGGACTGCTACAAATGATGCTAATAATATTGGTGCCTTTGATGAACTTACTACTAAGTTAGCGGAGCGCCTTGGTATTAGTAAAGAAGAAGCACGTAAAATGATGGATGATGGCTATGAAGCCAATCGTCTGAATAGTTATTTTGAAGATTTAAATAAAGCTAAGGGTGATCTTACCCGTGTACAAAAGAAAATTGATCTTTTACAAAATAATCGCAAACGTACTAAAGCAGAACAAAAAGACCTAAATATAAAGATAGGTGCACGGGATAAACTAGTAAAAGACATTGAGGTACTAGAAGGTAAAGTACAGCATAAAGACCGTACTCAAGTCCGAGCCGGTATGGGGGTATACAACATGCACCCGGAAATCCAAGAGGGTACTAGGGTTTGGAACGACATGCGTGCCCGCACCGTTAAGACTCTTGTTGATGTTGGCATGTTAACTGAAGAAAAAGCCCAGCAATGGTTAGATGAAGCTGCCTATGTTCCGTTTTTCCGTGATATTGAAGAGCAAGCTGCGGCTAAACCAGACCAACTAGTATCTAGGGGTCTAAGAGAAACAATGGCTCCCCTACGTGCTAAACAAATAGGTAGCATGTTGAAGGTATCTAGCACTACTCAGAATATGAAAGAGTGGATGCAATGGGCATTGGCTGGTGCAGTTAGTAACCAGCAACTAAATACGATGTTAGATACATATAAGGCCATGCTACCCGACGAAGTAAGAGAAGGCAAAGGTCCTGAGGGTACAACATTTACTGTATATCGTGATGGGGTAGAGCGTTCTTATAATGTAGAAAACCCTGCCATAGCGCAAGCGTTTACTCGCCTAGCCCCTATGATATTCCCCGGTTTAGCAATGTATAAAGCCGTAAACAATATATCTAGACATACCATTACTCGGTTCCCGTTGTTCTCGATAATGCAGGTTCCTGCTGACTTGTACCAAGCGTTCTTTACCTCGGGTGTAAAAAACCCAGCTATGTTGGTAGCAAACATACTTAAAGAAGTTGCTCTTACTACTGCCCAAATGAGTAAGACTAGGGACAAACTAAAAGCAAACGCTATTATTAATACCCAAGATTTTAACGCTATGAACGAAGCCGATGCTATTGGGCAGCGGGTAAGTGAAATAACTACTAGTAAGTTTAAAAAGCCTTGGCAGTGGGCTATGCACACACTAGATAGGTTTGCATCTGTATCCGATAACGTGGTTCGTCAAGCAGTATTTAATGAACTTGTACGTGAAGGTAAGAGCGAACAAGAAGCTATGGTAGCGGCAGCGGAGATTATTAACTTCCGTAGAATGAGCGCAAACCCAACTTTACAAAAACTTTCTCAAACTACCATGTTCTTTAACCCTTGGTTACAGATTCTTTCCGTTACCATGAAAACCCTATCGGGTAAAGGCATTACCCCTCAGACTCGTGCGGCTGGTGCTAAGGTTCTTGCTGCTATATCGGGTCAAGTATTTGTACTGGGCTTCTTAGTAGCTGCGGCTAATGATGATGACGAAAATGAGCAAGAGAAAAAAGCCCGTCAAGTTCGTGACCGTTTAATTATGATTCCCGGCACAGGCGGTATGGGCATCCCTATCCGTATGGACGTATTTTCTATCCCGTATTTCTTAGGTATGGATACATACCATATGATGATGGAACACGAATTTGTTGATTCTAAATCTGTAAGGGCTTCTTTATCGGCGGCGGTTAAAGGCTCACTATTACCTCCTACGCAAGGTGTACCACAGCTTTTCCTCCCCCCTGTTGAGGCTGTCCTTAATAAAGACATACACAATAACCGTCCTTTGGTTAGCCCAAGTATGGAAAGACTTGAACCAGAATTACAATTTAACAAGGCTACTTCTGAATTTGCTAAGGTTCTTGGTGCGCAAACTAACATTGCCCCTATAAAATTAGAACACGTACTTCGTGGCTATTTTGGCACCGTTTATGCTTTGTTTAACCTAATGGCTAACGATACTATTGCTGATATGCGGGGTGTCCCCCGTCCAGCCGAAACTTGGCGTGAAACAATTGGTAAAGTTCCTAATATTGGTGTAGCGGTTGGTAAGGGCACTGATATGGGTGAAGCTGCAGTAAGTGATTTTTATGAAATGTCTGACGATATAAGGGGTATTCTTGAAAGCGCTAGAAGAATGGCTCGCACTGATATGCCCAAGGCTGAAGAATATTTAGCAAAAAATGAATCCAAGATTGTTGGTATAGAAGGCATTAATCGGGCGTTATCCGACCTTAGAAAAGCAGAAAACGATATTCTTAACGCACGTGCTAAATCTGCCCAATACCCTGAGGGTATGAGCGCCAAAGAAAAAGCTACAGCACTTAAAGAAATAAACGCAGAAAGAAAGAGCTTAACTAAAGACATACGGGAAATGCGTAAGCAAGTGTACAAATAAAAAAAGCCCCCGGTTAAGGGGGGCTTAAACTCGAATTCTTTCGAGGAGAGGAGAAGCAAACAAGAGTTTGCAGACCTCAATATACACTATGTCTATTTGACACGCCAGAACCTTAGACCAATTTTTGCGTTCTCAACCTTTTCTTTATACACCAGCCTTATCTTCCTTTGCCTAGCTGCTACTAAAATTTCTTTAGCTAAAGTTCTAGAATCAAGGCACGGTATAAAAAAAGAGGATCCCAGCACCATCTTGTGCCATTCAATGATGACCGGGACCCCTTCGTTAAGAATCGGCATCCTGTGGTGTCATGTCATCCATCAGGCGCAGCTTGGTGTTAAGAATCTGAACTGCGTTGACTGGTGGCGTATTTAACGGACTGCCTTTAGCCATAGCTTTCTTGATAATAGTTCCGCCAGCTTCTAGCTTCTTCAAACCGTTAAGCAAGCCAGTATAAGAAATCTGCATCTTGGTACACCACTCACGTAACGGTTGCACTGCAATATAGACTAGGTTTGTATCAGGCTCAAAGCGAGTCATCAGTTCACCATACGGCTCTACAATCGGTGCATGAGAAAGCCCAGTACGCTTGTCGCTAATGTTGTCCACCACCAAGAGGTTGCGGTTATGGGCATTTAGAAACGCACCCAGTGCACCCAACGGATCACGGGTAGCTGGTTTAACAGACTCACGTAGGTCGCTAAAATATTTAACTGCCCACTCCCATACAGCGTCAGTAGAAATGTTGTGTAAGCCTAGCTTCTTAGCAATAAGAGCCGCAGTAAATGCGCTAGCCGCACCAGCAGAATAGAACCGTTGCTTTTGTTGTAGCTGTGCTTCGGCATCAAACTTAAGTTGGGTAGCCCTCAATAACTCTTTGACTTCAGGTAGATTTGGAACGATATACTCCATCATAAGCGTACCAATATGCCCGTAGTTTTCCAGCAAAACGTTGTTAAAAATCTCATCGGTAAACTCTTTAGAAAGTTCTTTGTCCTGAGAAATCTCAATCTCGACAATACGTAACTGCTCAGACTCAGGTGTAGCTTTCAAAGCGGCAATCTTGTCGTGCATACTAGAGTTACCCGACATAAATGCTGGCAACGACCAACGACTATTATTTAGTCGCATCTTGTTAGAACTTGCTTCCATACGATTGTTTGAGCGTCCTTGCGAAACGCCATAAGCAATCTTACTAACCGCCTCATTGGTCATGTCTGTTACTTCGTCTACGCAGATAGGCAGGTTGTTAAACACACCCATTTGGTGAAACTGAGACTTAATCGTGTCGTCTTTAATCAGCATCAAGTCTTCAGGCTGACCCCAAATACTGTTGATTACCTTTTGAATAGTCGTCTTACCAGTACCCGATTCGTTTTCCGTAATGGAATAGATCAAGCCTTTTTGCTTGGTAAACTTTAGCAAGGGTGCCCCCAAGCCAGCAAAGAAGAGGAAAGCACGTGCTTCTTGCCCTACCCTAGCATAGACATCAGTTACCCGCTTATGTTGTTCTAAGCTACCTTTTGGCTTAAATAGGTGAACAAACGGCATGGTTGTGCTAGATGGTGGTGAGTAGGTAATCCCGTCAATAGAGATTTCTTTGTCGCCCACAATAAACTTAGAGTCATCATCGCACCAGCCAAACTGCACACGCATTTGTTCTGCTGTGTTACGGTCTAGTAGTTCTTGCGCAAATACCGTTACGTAATTCATAATCGCCTTCATTTCATTAGCGGTGCCAATAACACCACGCTTGGATACAACATCTTTGAACTTATCAAAACTCATTAGTTCTGTTGCGGCGCAAGCAAACTCCCGTACGCCATCATTAGGTAGGTGCAGTCGCATCCAAATCATCTCACCCAACTCAGGGTCTAGCATACGTTTAACTACATAAAAGTCGTGCTTACAGATCAGCTTGTCCTTCTCAACTTCTTGCTCACCTTCGCCCTCATCCTTAGTAAAGCCTTGGCGGTATATACCACCGTTTTTTCCACGAAAATATGGGAACGGTAACTGAGGTATGGTGTAGGTTATTTCGCCACCCAAGTCAAAACTAGGTAGGGTTACGACGTTATCTTCCTCAGTAGCCTTAGCTACGTAGCGGCTTAGCTGAATGGGGGAACTAATTGTGCCTTTGCTTGGGCATCCGTCGCACCCACCCGGATTGTTGCTTTCAAACGTACTACAGAATTGAGGACCACCTGTGTCGTTTGCTTTGCCTTCTGTATCAGCCCAAGAGTAGTTAGGGTGCTTCTCAGATAGCCTGTGAATAGCTGTATCCCTGTCCTCGCAACGCTGAGCAACTGAGAGCGCACCACGCCATAAATCGTAGCCTATGGTAGCTTGGTTCTTGTACGCATAGGTAAGCTGAGCGCACTTACCACTCTTCATAATCTCAGCAAAGTTAGACATGTAGTTACCCATCAATGCACGGGTAGTCTCATCCATAGGGCGGCGAGGAGCCTTAGTCAAATCTAGTTCGCTTACATTCAAGTCCTTAGACACCAGCATCTTAAACGCAAAGTAGGAGATAGGCTGTATAGGCTTGCCTTCGGTTAGCCACTTAACGTTAGTAGGTGGCTCGGCTTTAAAATTAAACGTATCAGGTACACGCAGTACGCTAGCCAAGTCTGTAGTACGAGAGGGGTCAGCAATAACCCCGTGTTTAATTAACTGGCGCTTCCACAACTCCGCAGTTAGTTTCCATTCGTCAGCCTCAATAGCTTCGCTCAACACCCAGTATGCGTGGATGCCGTTACCTGAATTAACAAGGTGTGGCTTTGGTAAACCAAGTATCTGTGAAAAACGTTGTAAGTCTAGTAGTGCATCTTGTTGTGTGAGGTAGCCTTTCTTTTTCTCGAACTTTTCAACACCACAATCTAAATCTAGCCAATAGGCTTTTACCCAACCAGCGTTGCTTGCTTCTCTGCTTTCATTATCAATGAATTTAGCGCACCCAAAATAGACGTCTCTCTTTTTGTCTAGTAGTTTTTGTATGAGTGTCTGTGTTCCTTCAACTGTGTCTGCAAAATCTGTAAGCGGCTTGGTTCCTTTTTTGTAACTCGCTATGCAGTAGTACCCTTCTTCAGGTAAAACCGTAGAGAGAAAAGAATTCCATGAGGTCATTTGTATCCTCTAATTGCGCCGACAATAATCCCGTTGGGCTAGTGGCACCTAGCCCTTCGGTTGGCTTACGCCTTCTTCTTTAAAAACTTATGAATCTTTATTTCGTGTACTTTTTTGGGCTGGCTTTGACCAGTAAACCACGCATATACGGCAGTGCGTGATACACCAAAATATTCTGCTATTTCGATAACTGATATGTCCAGTTCAATACATCGCTTGCCGAGCAATACGCCCGGTGCGTCTCCGGCTCTATTAACTAGCCGTACAAATTTTGAAGAGTATCCAGTCATTTTTAACGGGGGGCGAACCCCCCACCTTTCTTAAGCCCAGTCGTCTAGAACTGCGTTAATGTCTTTAGGCGTTTCAGCTTCAGACTTCTTTGCACGTTTTACTGGCTCCGCAGCTTCGGCTTTAGGGGCTTCTGCAACAGGTTCAGGTTTAGCAACGGCAGGGGCAGCTAGTTTAGCACCAGTATCTACTTCACCAGCACTTAAACCAATTGCGGCTCTAGCTTCGGCTGTCTTGCCCTTAGCTTGAGCGTTCTCAAACTCATCAGACTCAAGGTAACGAACCGCTTTGAAAGTAAGTTTTGGTGTAGCGCTTGACGTGTCAAAACGCATCTCTGTAACTACTGAAGTTACTGATACACCATTAGTACCCAAGAGGCGAACGTATGATTCGAGAGGCATCTTGCCTTCAACTGGTTTGCCAAAGATAGACTGTGCTGGCAAGGTCAACTGGAATACGTCACCCTTTTGGTCATTCTCAAGCAATACAGCTAAGCGGCGGCTAAAGCGGCATGCACGACCTCTACCGCTTGAATGAGAGCCATCAATGTTCTGTGGGCAGTCCTTACATGTAGCAGATTGTGGGGCTGTGCTACGGGTGCTTGGGGTAATGCCGTTGTCAGAGAAGCATGTAGGTGCGCCTACGGTTTGACCTTCTTGGAATACACCCTCGTAAAACGTACGTGAATTGTATTGAGCCGCACCAACTACGATGACGTTCATAGCACGTTCTTCGTTCTTAGCAACTTCTTTGCCATCCACAACCATACGGAATACTGAACCTTTGATTGAGATGCGCTTAACAGGAGCGCCTGAGCCACCACCTGTACCCATAAGGGCTTTTGTTGTTTCATCCAACTGACCACGTAAGTGCGCTGGCAGATTACCGTTTAATAAACTTAACTCGTTAGACATTTACTTCTCCTTTATTTGTATTTGTCAATGCAACAATATCCGACTTTTTAAAACGCAATTTAGTACCTACTTTGAAATGCGGTAGTTTGCCTTCTCTGCATAGCACATAAATTGTTTGCCGAGAGACTCGCAGTATCTTTGAAACCTCATCGACTGTCAATGGAATATCTTCCATGTTTACTTCCTCCTTACTGTAACTGTGTATTTGTTATTCACATTCATACCAATAGGCATCAACTCAGGGTTTTCTTCTAGGAATTGCTTCATATTAGTCGTACTTATACGGCGTTCTAAAAGCTGTGGCACGTTGTGTTCTGTAATGAACTTGTACATGTGCTCCCAGTCCGCTGTTTCATACCTTGTTCTTACTGTCCGATACACATTACCAAACGGAGTACGAACACTATCCGCACCAATCGTTTTGCATATCTTGAGTAATTCTGCTTCGACTAAATCCATCTGAGCCGAGATCTTGTTGTCCTCTGCTTCAAACGCCGCCGACAATTCTGCACGCTTGTCCCGCATCTTTACATAAACTGCTACGAGACGGTCTGCCTGTAACTGTTCGCTCATTTACTTCTCCTTTTTGACTGCTGTTTCTTTCTATTGTACACCAACACTTAACAATGTCAACTAAGTAGTTCCCCGTATAGCGACATAATGTTATGTTGAATGTCTTGCTTGTTTTGTAATGCTTCGTATAGGCGTTTCTCAACGTTGCTTCCACGCAACCTAATTACAGTACATGGGTTCTTTTGCCCACTACGATGTACCCGTGCATTAGCTTGTGCGTAGGTTTCATAAGACGTTATCGGACCCCACCATACAATCGTATTAGCGGCATGAAGGGTAACGCCATGACTAGCTGCCTGTGGCTGGATAATAAGCACACGAGGGTTAGGTGTTTCTTGGAACTTTTTAAATATTTCTGTACGTTTGTTTACAGGAACTTCGCCACTAATAATTTCTGCGGTGTACCCGTCTTTGGTCAGGCTCTCGTGAATAATGTTAATGGCATGTTTGAACGGCACAAACACCAGTACTTTATGGCTGGACTCATCAATAACTTCTTTTAGTACCCTTAAACGGTTGCTGGCATCAAACTGGATAACCTCACCCGTATCAGAATAGACTGCCCCACCCGACAACTGTAATAGTTTGTTTAGGTTAGCCGCCGCATTAAGCGTTGTGATCTCCTCACCAGCCGCACGTACAAGCATCTCCTTACGTAGCTTCTCGTAGTATTTCTCTTGCTGTGCAGTAAGCGGTACATCCCTTGTTTGGTAGGTCAACTCAGGTAAGTCTAGGCATTCTTCTTTTGTAAATCGTATTGCTGGCTGGAGAATGTTATGTACCAGTTCTTCTGAATTCGGCTTGGGTATCCACTTAAACATAGAGATCTTTTGCATCACCATGTCCCTGAAGTGGGAATAGAACTTAGGAACGCCTGTCGGGTTAACTAGCTTAGCAATACCATAAGCATCCACAGGAGACTGCGCCGCAGGAGTACCAGTCATCATCCATAACCAAGTATGTGGCTTAATTAGCGAGTTTAGAATCTTCCAACGTGTGGTAGTAGGATTCTTATAGGCATTGGCTTCGTCAATCACAATCATGTCAAATCCAGCCGCCGCAATCTCATCAGCCACAATCTCAATGCCATCGTAGTTAATGATAATTATTTCTGCGTTGCTATCAATAATCTTCTTGCGCTTTTCTCTACTACCATACGCAATATCAACTGTGCGGTGAATAGCGAATGTAAACAAGTCCGCACGCCACGCTGAGTCCATAATAGATAGGGGGCAGATAACTAAGGCACGCTTAATAAACCCCATCTTCATTAGGTAGTCCATAGCCCATATGACGCTGGCTGTTTTGCCCGTGCCTTGCTCATTAAACACAAACGCACGTCTGTGCAATGTTAGAAAAGCTGCTGTATCTCGCTGGTGCTCAAATGGTTTGTACTGACCTGTCCAATCGTATTGACCAGTAATTGGGGATGGTACGTTTTTAATTTTTAAGTTTTTTAAAACCTGCGCCTCCTCCAAACCCCAATGCACAAGAACTTCATGATAGTTCCCGTTAGAAGCCATTAGCTTAGACTTAGGGATGGTACTAGTAATCCGATCAGGGTCGTTTACCTTAAGCAATAATGCCTTGTTTTCAATAATTTCCACTTCTCTCTCCGATGCCAAGTAGCCTGAAAGCGGTGTCCGCTTCAAGCATTAATTATTTTATGCCGGTCTTTCCCGACTGTCCGTTAGCCTCTACTGAGGATATTCCTGTGAAGGAGCAATATGGCTAACTGGTATGGTTTACTATGAAGGGAAGCTAAACAAACCCCCGTTACTTAGGCACTCATATCTTATCCCGTAACAGTACAACAAACTACTTTTTCTTACGTTCCTTAGCGCTAGTTTCGCTTACTAGGTTACGTTTAGAGTCTCTTTTAAATGAACGATTCTTACTTGCGCTTTCAACCCGTACGCCGTCTTTAATTGAACCGCCCTTGTCAGCCGCTTTGACGTGGGCTACATCCATGCCATCGCCCTTACGTACCTTACCTTCACGCATTAGCTTGGCACGTGCCCTATTGCGTTCCATGCGGTTCTTAACCTGCTCAGGCGAGTCTTGGTACTTCGTGGCTTGCTCGTATTTTCTATCAGCTTTGTTTTTGTAAGGCATTAGTCAACTCCATTATGTGGGCATGTGGTTACTGGACACCACTTGCGACAAGTAAAGTTACGCTTCGGGTTCCAAACATTGTTACTTATACTAGATTCTAACTGATTTACAAGGGGTTTAAAATGCTCAAAGTAAGCCAGTCTATGGTGCGATGTGTACTCTTCTTTAATAAACTCTTTAGAAACAACGAATAACAAGCCAGCCTTGATAACCGTAATCTCAGGGTAGTGTGTAAATACCGTTGCGGCTAATAGTTTAAGTTGCTTAGTATCAGCGTATTTAGCAGATTTGCCTGTCTTATAATCAATAATACGGGCTTCTTTGTTCTCTCGGTCAAGGATAATAAGGTCGGCAATCCCTCGGTACCATACGTTTTTATCAAAGAAATCGCAGGGTGCCAGCTTGCAACCGTCTACGATCTTAACTGCCAGCTTGTTCTCGCATAGCTTCTCGCCCGGCAAGGCTTTGAGTTTGTCGAGCATCTCTTGTATATACGCATACTTAGCTGGCAGGGGTTTGCCATCCCTAATGTGTTCTTCAGCCGCTAAGTGCAAGTCTTTACCGTAGTTCATAGCCTCAGATTCAGGCTCTTTAATATCCTTGGCTATCCGTAAGTGGTAATACTTCTTAGGGCATTGTTCGTACAAGGTGATGCTACTGTAAGACCATGCAGTCATTAGAGGCTTTCGTTAGTTAGATGAGTCATCAATCGTACGTCTACAAATGCGTTCATCATATGCTCATGGGCTTCCGCAAAACGGCGTGCGTTCATGGCAATCTCATAATCTTTTAAATTACGTCTAGCACGGATTAGTAAGTCAGCATAGTCAACCACGTTTGCCCCAATAGGTTCTAAATTCATCAACAATCTCCGTACGTTTTACCATACCCAGCTTCGCAGTTCACAGGCAGTCCTACCGCCCAGTCGGGTGTCCACCGCATACATTCTTCAACATACGCAACGGCTTCTTCTACTTCTCCCTCAGGTGCAATACAAGCCACCGCATCATGAACCGTTAAGACGGGTCTATATTTTTTAGCAATCTTTAGCATCTGCTCACCAATAATGCAACGAGCAAGTGCTTGGCAAATGTTCTCTACCAGCTTACCACCATATATTTTAACAGCACCACGCCTAGAATCATATACATATTGGTCGCCATCAGCGGCTTTTATTTTACGTAGGTTAGGGTATCTTTGGTACAGCCCATTAGGCAGTAATATCCCTGAGTCGCCATGCACCTCAACGCACCCGTTACCAAATGGTGTGTTCTGATTCTTAGCCATCGCTTCTACTGTATGTTTGCCTTGTGTCCATAGCCCAGTAATACTTGGATATGTTTGTCGGTATACATTGATGATACGAATGGCTTCCCCTTCTTGAATCTCCATCCCGAAAGTTTTGAGTTGCGCCCCGAATTTCTTAGCGCCCATGCCGTAGCCAGCCCCAAGGATTGTGGTTTTGCCCACGAATCTTTCCTCTTTCGTAATTTCTGATTCATCCTTCGCATATATAGCCGACGCCATGATTTTGTAAACATCTTCACCTTTCGCAAACGCTTCTACTAGATCACTTTGCCCTGAGAGCCAAGCCAGCATACGAGCCTCAATCTGTGAGGAGTCAGAGTCAATTAAGACATAGCCCTTGGGGGCACGAATAGCGTTCTTTAGCTTGCCAGCATTAGCCCCACGAGCAGGTAGGTTTTGCAGGTTCAGCTTATCTGCACCGCCCCATCGCCCAGTATGTGCGGCGTAATACTGCAAGGGTACGGGCATCTTGCCACGACTAGCAATACCTAAGAAACGCTCTGTACGGGTTTCCTCTAGGGTTGACTTGTTACCTAAACGTGCCGCCACAAGTGCTTGGACTCTATCGTCAGGGTGTTCAGCCAATGCCTTGAACTCCTCATCGGATTTAGCTAGTGCCAGAGTCTCTTTCCCCGTAGTCAAAGATATTTTGGTAGGTGGTTCAACGCCCAGGCCCCGTAACATCTCGGCAAACTTAGGGTTACTCATTAGGTCGTCACGGGTGTCTACACCAGCACCCACCAGCAAATCCGCTTTACGTTGCTTCACACCTTCAAGATGCTCGAGCAACATTTTACGATCCAGCTCTAATACTGGTTCTGAAAACATCTTTATAGTTAACGATATGAGTTGTAGCTCAGAAAGGCTAAAGCTAGGGGCTAGCTTGCCAAACAAAGCATACGTAAGTTCAACGTCGTTAACACAGTAGCTACCATACGCATCGAGTTGTGCCTTGCCAAATGCTTCTCGGCGCATACCCAAGGCATCTACTACCTCTGTACCCTTCTGACCTAGTTCGTAATGTTGAACCAGTTTCGCAAGACTGTTACCCACTTCAGACCCATGAAGCGCTCTCGCCATGCTGAGAGTGTCGAGCCAAGCCTTAGGTTTAATCCCATATATCCAAGTAAGGATAGCGGCATCAAACATAGAATTATGGGCAAGGACAGCAGCATCATCCCAGTTAAAAGTACCCAAAAAACGATTAACTCCAGCAAAGTCTCCAGTAAACCACGTTGTCTTCTCATCATTCTCCTTTACTGCTACACCTATGACTTCAAACTCAGGTGAGCGAACGTACTCCTCGGTTGTAATCTTTGACAGGCTAAACTCCCTGTCGTAGTAAGTTTCAAAGTCTATCGTTATTATGTTCATTCAAGTCTACGTATCCAAATTTATCCGTTGGTATATCAAAAAATAACTCACCCTCACGTACCTTGTAATTGCTTATTTCTTTTACTGGGTACTGATCTATGTCCTTCATCTGTATCCAGTAGGCATGAGTCATTGTCTTAGTTAATGCAAAAAATAGCGAGTTCTCTGAGAAAAACTTACGCTTCCTTTCAGGTACATGGATGGTTGGGTATGGGCATGGGTGCCATTGGCGTACCTCTACTTCAATCGTGCCAACTACCTTATCATCTTTCATTACTAACAAATCCACCCCGTACTTGTCGGGGTTAGGTTGTACTGTTACACCGCATTTCTTTTCTATGAAGGCGGCTACCGCCTCCTTAGCTGGTGCATCGTAAAGGTCGTGTAGTTCTTGCTCAAAGAGTTTGCGCATTATGCTGATCTAGGTAACTGTCCGCTAAAGGTATACGAACCTGTATGCCCAAACGATGCCCAAGGTGCGGCATAGACTTTGAACCCAGCTTCACGTGCAATCTTACAGAAGTGGTAGTCCTCGG